CTACACCAATTCCGTCCAGTTTAGCCTTATCCGCGGCACTCATAAGACCATTAGTAGCTGTTGTTACGGGTGTTGTACCTGCCTTAGCATTCCATGCAGCCTTTTCATCTGGGGTTACGTGTATATCGTCATCAGAAACATGGTTAGCCATTTTATCTGCCAAGGCCCCTACATCGGCATCTTTAATCAGCTCATAAATAGCACCTAGCCGCTCTTCGGTTTCTTTTGCTTTTTCAGACGCATCTTCAACATCAGCCAGGATATTATCAATATACTGTTCCAAATCTTCCCTGGTACCAAACTCCTTCACCTCTCCTGGTGTGATGCATACATATAATTTCTTTGTATCCGTTAATAACGCAAACTCACCGGCAACCAGTTTTGCCAGGTTGATATCCGTGCTTAATCCCCGCCGGACTCTTATTTTCTTATATTCTGTTATTGCCATTCTCAATCATCTCCTTACGCTGTAGCCGTATATGACACCACCAAAGATTTCGGATAGGTGCGTGTCATGCTTTGAATGACCCAGGGGCTTACGCTCGTGTTTAAAGTAATCGTTATAAAATTACACCGGGCATATATATCAACTTTTGCGGTGGCTTTAGTTACTGCATAGCTGGTCTCTAAAATAGATAGGCAGTCTGTCAAAGCAGATGGGTTTGGGGGGGTTATGCTTTTTACGGATAAGCTGATGGATACATTCTTCCCCTTAAAAGCATCTGGTAACTGCACGGTTAGCGTCTTTCCTGTGCTGGACATGGATGTAAATTCAACTTCGCCTGCGTAAGTCAGATAATGATAAGACGTACCTACCCCACCATCATAATGCGTTAACCCGGCCGAATTTAACAGCGTGTAAGTTCCATCTGTGTGTTTCGCTATAATATCAATTCCCTCGATCGTTCCCGCTTTAATAATTTCCGCGTTTAACCCAATCGTACTTATCTGGTCAATCAGGAACTTCCCATCAACACTGAGTGCTGTTGTATAGGTTTTCCCACCATTAGTGCTGGCAGCTATGACCTCGCTGGTTATCTTCCAGACATAGACGCTATCTGCCAGTAGCTGCTTGTCATGCAGGTAATACTTAACGCTCCCATCGCTTAACGTTTCAAAAGTTGTAAATAAACCGCCTGAGTTTTCAAGCCTTGTATTCAAGTCCTCGAACATCTTCTCCCGTTCGGTTGCCTCAGCTTCGACCATCTTCTTAACGATGGTCTTAGTTAATGCTGCGTTCCTGTCTGCACTAAGGCGGCTTGGCGTCTCTGCATCACAGGTATATGTCTCATAGTTGCCTATCATATAACTTAGGTTAGTTAAAACGGTCCTGTAGGCATTGCCTTTCCGATCGGATATGACTGCTAAATCTCCCGCTTCAATGGACGGGTCAGACAACGCCGACACTTTCAATGGCCTGAACCTCATACCGACTATTTTCTCACCTAAATACGTGGCCACTGTTTCCCCTTGCCCCTTGCCTATGAATGGGTTGTCGGAGATGCCCAGCACATACCCCTCCACACCATACAGGAACGTTGTGGCGTCGTCTGTATCTTCTGTGACCTTTATGCCAGTAATGACCACATCATCAGTACAGATTTCCTGAGATGCCAATGTATAAATATGATGGTAGGCATCTAACTCACTGAAGCCGCCACCGTCAACCGTAATCTCCTGGTCATAGTCCGTAAAATCACCGCCATCAACCTGCGTTGCCTGGTCATACTTATCAAGGCCACCGCCGTCTAATTCCCCCTCACTATCAAATACAGAGAAATCATACCAGCCAAAAGTTAAATAGCCATTGACGTTAATTTTCGCATAGCACCCGGCTATCTGGGCGGCGTATGATATGACCTGCCGCCATGTCAGGGCATCATCTACATTGGCCACAAGCTTATAATTAGCATTTGTAAAATCGCTTGTGCCCAATATCACACCACACGCCGAGCAGGCGTACATAACGAGCTCCCGGAGTGTTTCGCCCTTGGCTGGTGCCCTATTACACGTCTTATCAAATTTGGCCATGTTATCAAGGGCAGTGATGCTGATTGTCGCCCCTGACATTTTGGCTTCGTCTACGGTGTATATGCCTTTTTTTAGCCATTCCACAGAAGCTGATAGTTGTAAGCCTACACTCGGTATGATAGTAGCGCCGGTGAAATCGTATCCGGAAAATTTATCTTCATAATTATTGAGTACAAATTTGTGCTGATTGATAATAGCGGATCCGATGTCAAATGAGCCATTGCCGGACACCCCATCATCAATGGCAAATGTATCCTTGATGAAATCCCCACATGTCAGTTCCAGTTTTGTCCCGTCTTTAAAAGTCAGGGTTGCTTTCAAATCAAACTCCCGATTCTCAACAATCCTGTCTTTATATTCCCTTGAAGTTTTTATCATCCTACCACCTACCTTTCTATAATATCAAATGACACCGATGTATATAACTTTTTATCCTGCATCCAGGTCTTCACCGGTGCCGACCTGTCACCGCAATAAAACTCCCTTGTCTCCGTCGCGCCGCCCATCGCATCCGGATAAGTCACCTGGAAATACTCTGGGTTGAATGCCTTAAGTATTGCAGACGTCTGGGCCGGAGTCGTTCCGTTCCAGGAAAGAGACAGCTTTCTTTTCTGGCTTGTCCTGTTCTTATACATCTTATCACCCTGCTGTACACGCCCGGCATCGGCTGCAGATATATCCTGCAGCCCCCAGGTGAATGTTGAAGGTGTCCTGATCGGCACCCCGTTGACCTTAATCACGAAGCCTGCCTCCTTCCTATGTTAATTGGGTTGTTACTGTGTATCTTCTTTCGCTTTTCTTCTCACCGGTTTTGACCACCTTATAGAATGTCTCACTGTCAACCATGAAAACAAATTCAAGGATAGGAGCCTCTTGGCTCCCACTTCCCTTGCTGTTCATCATGGCCGCCATGACCGCATCATAGACCCCCCGGCTTACGGATTCGACGATCTGGTTATTATTCATGACACCGGTACGCCCGCCAAAGTTACCGACAAGCTCCGGTCCTGCTTCATTGGCCACAAAGAGCTGCCCACTGCCAACAACACCGCCTGATGCCAGCATGGGGATATAGGGCACGCTAATGCTACCAAGCCAGCCAAAAGGCCTTAACCCCATTATGGACACATTCCTGATGGTCCTTAGCGCCGAATTCAGGCCATTAAACGGCACAGAAATAACCCTGTTGATACCGCTGATGATGCCGTTGACGATGGATTTCAAACCGTTAAGGATTCCATCTTTAATACCGTCAAATATCTGCCCGCCGGCTGAGAATACATTCTTAACCGCTGTCCAGGCATCACTAAACTTATCCCGGAACCAGCCTGACACATTTGAAAAGATGTTCGTGATGCCATTCCAGACACCGGAAAAGAAACTTCCGACACCCGAGAAAGCACTTTTTACACCGTTAAATGCATTCGTAAATTTATCCTTAAACCAACTTCCAATATTACTGAACACATTCGTTACTGCCTTATACTTATCACCAAACCAACTACCTATTGAGCTAAAAGCATCCGTAACGGCTTTATATGCGCCATTGAATTTCTCGCCAAACCAGCTGCTAACATCGGAAAATATAGCCTTTATGCCTCCCCATATATCGGCAAACAACTTAGTGATATTACTCAGAAGTTCTTTAATGCCGTTAATTAATCCTTCAATTAAGAACCGCCCGAGCCCCGCAAATACGGTTGATGGCGAATGAATTCCAAAAAGGCCCTTAAATGCATTGATGATGGGGTCAAATACATATGCCTTCATGAATGATGCTATATCGGATACAACTGATGCAATCCCTTTGAAAAGACCTGTTATAAGGTTCTTCCCAATTTCCACGACACTATCAACAAAGTTACGAAATCCCTCAACATTTTTGTAAAGGGCTACAAACCCCGCGATTAGCGCAACTATGACCGTAATTATAAGATTCATCGGCGTACAGAACGATGCTATTGCAGACACTGCTGAGGTGACAAATTTCACTGCCTTAAAAGCCGTAAAGAACGATACTACCGCTACCGTTATGGCTTCCACTATCCATTCATTTTCGGACAGAAAGTTAAATAAACCACTAAGTCCATCAAGGACTTTTGGCAATGCGGATTCTATCAGCCAACCCACAAAAGGCAAGACAACATTTGTCCATATCCGGGTCAATGTGTCGCCGATTATCTGTAGCACAGGCTTCCATTTTTCAAGATAATTACACACGCTCTCCAGCAGGGGCGTAAAATTTAACGTCTTAGCCCACTCTGCCGTTGCGCCGGTTATTTTTTTGATTGTATCCACCACAACTTGTAAATTATTAAATAAAGCCTGCACAATCCTTGTACCGACTTCGTTCTTTTCCCATGCCTCCCTAAAAGCATTGGCTATATTTCCTATAATATTAAATATATTCTGCAATATCTGATGTATCGTTGTCAGGAGCTTTGTCCCTGTCCCGTTCGTCCAGACTTGTAAGAAACTACTTCCTATGCTTTTGATAAGTCCCCAAACGGAACTTAACGCATACTCAATACTTGCAATCGTATTCTGCCCCTCAGCCGCCCAAGACTCTTTGAACGGCTGAAAAATCTGACTGAATATGCTTTTAACTTTTTCAGCCAAATCACTCAGTTTACTGTTAATCGCTACTTCCTCAAACATGTCACCAACGTTCACACCGCTTGCACCGGTATTACCTGCGCCCGAGCTGGATCCGGAGGACTGGTCACTCATCTTATTCAATTCATCAAAGCCCATGACCTGGTTCTGGTATTCCTTGGCCGCATCTGCGGCGTTACTTGCTGAACTTGCCGCATTATTCAAAGATGCCGCATAATCCTGCTGTACAGCCTTCGCTTTTGTAAATGTTGATTTCCCCGTAAGGGCCGCAAAGAACATACCAACATAGGTGGCTGCCTGGCTCAGCATATTAATCAGCTTGCTAAGGATTGGCGCAACAACGTTCAGGATCGGTGCAAATGCCGCGGCAAAACTGTTCTTAAGCTGGGTCAGCGACGACATCAGCATGGACAGGCTCTGGTTCGTTTCCCCGGAATACTGCGCAAGGTTCTGGAAACCTTCCTTTGCCCCGTTAATAACTGACCTCAATGCCATCCTAATAAGCAGCATCTTAAACATGTTGCCAAGCTTAAATATTCCCCCGCTTAACGAATTGGAGCTTCCATGCAGCCCTTTGAATGCCCCGCTTGACTTACCCGCCTGTGACGCTGTGTTTTTCAGTTTATGAATCAATGACTGGAAGAACCCGCCCGTTTTCTTAACGGCAGACCCGACTGTATTCAAGACAGCCTTAAGGCCTTTAAAGGCACTGGAAGCGACATAAGCGCTTTCCCTGGCCACCCTGCCGACACCAGGTATTTCCTGGATAAACCTCATCAGGCTTTCCCTGGCCGATGATACAGTCTGCCTGATGCCAGACATTGCCTGCTTCATGCCAACGGCCGCTGATTGTATGTAGCTGCCGTTCCCCATGGCATTGCTGGCGTACTGTATATTTCCTCCACTGGCACTAAGTCCAGCCATCTTCTGCTGATAATAATCAACCTCCATGCCTGCCCTGCGGATTGCTGCCTCATTTTTATTCCATTCATCCGTCATCCGTGACATAGTTGTCCCGCCGCTGGCTTCTAATTCTGCCAGTTCGTTCTTGAAATTGTCTACGGATTTTTTTGATTCCTCTATATCAGATATCAGATTTTTATATCGTGTACTTTTTTTACTGCCTCCGCTTTCACTGTACTTACGCTCTTTCTCTTCAAGCTCGCCAAGTTTTTTTGTTGCCAATTCCAGACCTTTTGATAGCTCCGTATATTCTTCGGTATTGACTATTTCCGTATTCCCGAACAGCTTCAGCTGCTCTTTGACTTCCTTCAGCTTTTCAAGCTGTCTGGCAGCTTTCTCATATCCCTGTTCTGCTTCATGGTAATCATCGGTAAAAACAGTAATACCTGCAGCAAGTTTAGCCTCTCGGATATACTCTCTTATACCAGCGGTTAACTCCTTGAACAGGCTGCCGCTCACAACATCTTTACCGGTATTCTTTAGGAACTGACCGGTATTCGTTGAAGCTATCGCTTCTTTGACCTTGCTGGCTGCTGTGACTGTTTTCTGCATGTCCTTTGCCATACCGTCATAGCTTTTGCCAGCCTCCCCGGTCTGTTTATCAATTCTGCCCATTGTATCATCAACGATTTTTTTAACTTTCGCCATCTCATCGCGGCATGGTTTTGCGTAAGCCTCAATCTGTACTTTCAGGGTGTGTAGTGTAGTGCTTCCTCCTGCCATAATTCACCTCCTTCCTGTCAAAATCAAAAAGACACCTACCCTTCGATAAATGCCTTCATTTTCAAGTTGTGCTGTATGGCGTGCAGCCTTCGTCTTTCTTTGTAACCCTCAAATTCTTCCCGCTCTCTTGCAGCTTCATAAATGGCTTGATCTTCTGCAAACAGCTCAGGGAATATGTCCCACTGATGTGATATCTTAATCTTTGGATCCCATACTTTTCCTAAGTATTCCCCTATCAGCCTGGCTTGTAAAAAGCATATATTGATATCTGACTTCTGTTCCCGAAGCTTGATACGCTTATGACTTTTCATCTTGTCCAGGACCTCAGGAATTGCCAGGGCCCAAAATTCATTGATGGAGATTCCGCAATCGAGCGCATCGTGATACAATTCCCATATGAGGTCTGTTACAGTTCGTCTTTCATCTCTTCCAGTTTTGCATCCATCTCCTTGCTCTGGCTCTTCGTAAAAAAACCGGATACCGACATGACGGGCATGATAACATCACTGAAGAATTTCAACTGGCTCCCGCCTTCATCGAGATAAGTGTCATACATTTTTTGAACGTCGCTATAACCAATCCCGTGATGCCACTGTTTCATCGCTTCCTGCGTAATAGTCAGCATGGCCGGAAGGGGCGGCATGCTCCCGGAAGAAACGATATCTATCAGACTTCTGTTCCACTGACTTTCAAGCCTACATATGCCTGCAGTGCTTAGCTTAAGCTTATACTCTTCACCGCCTACTGACCAGTAAGCAAACAGTTTCCTTTTCTTACTGAAATCAACCATTTTGGATTCTCCCACAACTTCATCATCTGTCCCATATTTTAATTCCATGATTCTCTACCTCCTGTATTATGCCGGGTCTACAAATGTAATATTGCTCTGCAGCGACATGGCTGCTTCAAACTCAATGACGCCATTGACTGCGCCGCCGGTTCGCTTCACGGCCACCTGGGCACTGAACCGGCTCTTGGTCCCGTCTTTAAGTGTTTCCTCAAAATCGACCGTCTTACCGTCACCCTGCATCTGCCGCATTACCCTATATGGGCTGTCAGCCGATGTATTGTCAAACTTAAACTTGTATGTCATATCCCCTGCATCGCCAATGCCGTTCTCGTACTGTTTAAGCTCATCTTCAAGCGTCGTGTTCTCTACCTTTTCCGGATCGACCCCCATGTCGGGAATCTCCTTAAGCCCTTTAAGGATTGTGTAAGTACTGCCGGATCCTGCTTTATAACCTAGTGTTGCCCCATTTGCTAACATATCATCATTCCTTTCTCAATCATTATGGTACACTTCCAGTGTGTTAACATCGATAACCATTTCATACCGCATGAGTTTGTGTTTATAACCATTAGGGTCATCTACGTCCATACACTGGATCCTCTTTAGTCCCAATGCGGACATGGCCTTATCCGTCTCAACCACCAAGGTTGCGGTACTTTCATCATTCCATATGTCTATCTTATACCGGCAATATGCCTTCTGCTCTGCATCGTCACAATACTCTGATACTTTGTTTTCCTCTTCATGGTATTGGATTGCCGGCATCTTTGCCCAGTTCTTCGGGTACCCGTCGGTCACATTATCAATAACCTTGCAAAGTGCCCCGTACACCTGGTCTTTCACATTTAACATCATGTCACACTCCTTTTAGCGATTTTCCCCATTCAGTTTCTATTTCTTTGATTATTTCATCTTCATTGTTTTTCAGTGCCGGATACATGAACGGCTGTGCTGCCTGTCCGGAAGACTTATAGAAGATGCCGTCTTTGGTCTCAATAGAAAACATATGGTATTTTTCAACCGTTGCCTTATCTATCTGGCTTTCATGGATCCACCAGGGAGATTGCGTATATACCGGATTAACTGCCGGTGATATGCCGTCATGGTCTGCCTGCCCTTTGGGGCCGGTGCCAAGTTCTACATACGGCCCATGCTTTTTATTGGTGTAGCAGCTCCCTCTCACCATATTGGAATCGGTTTCTACTGTCGCATAGATGCTGTCCCGCAATTCCCCGTCACCTACCGGGCACAGATACTTGGCATTTGCCTGGACTAAGCGTATCCCCTTAGACACTGCCTGGAAAGCAGTATTGCCGGTATTGCTCTCAATCCTGCCAAACTGCCGGACAAACTCCTTCCTGCCATCTACACTCATATCTTCTCCACCTCCATATACAAGGGTTTATATGGCTTGATGGCAATAATCTTATAATCAGGCTTCGAATCTTCGCCGGCATAGATACAGATACCGTCACCCTCCTTAAGGCCGAAACCATTAAACTTATACCGCAATGTGCCATCTTCATCATTTTCTATGGTATAAGCACCGTCAACTTTGCAGTTGCAGATATAGTTTAGCCTCTGGCCGTATATCTCGGCTTGAAGTTTGCCGCCTGCCGGCCATACCACCCCGGAAAAGGCAATAGGCTCCCCATACTCAATATAGGTGCTACCTTCGTTATCCTTCTTCGGTACTGCCGGTTTCAGGTGGTACTGTTTCAGGCGGCCCTGTTTTATCCTCATTCTTTTTCACCCTCTCAAATCTCCGGCCGGCAACCCTGGCAAGCCTATACCTATTTAAGACATCATAAATTGCTTTTGGGGCATCATTGAATGTATAAGATTCCCCACATCCGCTACGCCCGTTTTCGCCCTCTGTGCCCATGCGGTTGTAGGCTATCAGTGCTAAATCCCTAGCTGTTTTTTCAAGCCCAGGTATCATCTGCCGGCGGCCTGTATAGCTCAGTACAAACTGCCAGGAGTCTTCCAGCAAAAGGGAGAGCAATTCAGTATTACTCTCCCCGGTCAGCTTTTTTAACTTGTCTAAATTCTCCATAGGCGGCACCTACGCCTTGGCAGATAATGCAGCAACCAATTCATCTTTCTTCATACCTGAATAACCCGTGATGCCTCTTTCTTTAGCAAGTTCTTTCAAATCGTCTACCTTCAAATCTGCCAGGTCAGCTTCCCCCGTATCAGTCTCCTCACTATCCGGTACCGTATCTGCTTCATCATTGGACACGCCTATCCCTTCTGGATTAATATTGTGATCATCATCCGGATCCGCATCTTCCAAGGGCACATATCCTTGGGCTTTATAAATAGTCTTGTATGCCTTCTCAGAAGCAAGGATTATTTTATCTTCTTTGATATATTCCATATACCCCTCCTTACGGTGTCGGTGCAGCCTTGGCCAGCAACGAGAAAGCCTCGTCTTTGATCGGCAGGTATGCAAGCCTCATAGTTGCCTTGATGGCAATCAGGTCCTGTTCTGCCAATGAGATGGGAAGCCCATCCTCGTCAAGCGTTCCCTGCAACGTTGCTTCTTTCAGGATTTCATACTCAAGGCCGTCGCGGATACCTACGATAGACTTTGTCCAGTCCGCTGCAATCAGCTCCGCTTTGTCTTTATCCCATGCGCCGTTACGGCTGAATTCGATCGGATTAGAATAGAACTCTGTCTGATTGACCCCCTGCACAAATAGCTGATTACCATTAGCATCCCTTAGCTTCCTTAACCGGTTCTTGACACCATAATGTGCGGCAAACCCATTGACATCAAGGCCGGCATCTTCAATCAATGCCATCTGGTCCGACACATCTAAGTCAAGCGCCGGTTCAGTACCGTCAACAATGTAGTTCCCTGCAGCAACAGCCGCATCATAGACATTTCTTGCAAACGGAGAATTTGTGCCAAAAATACAGGCGGCATCAATAGCCGTATAAAATGCTTCAGCAATCGGCTCCTTTAATTCTCCAAAAACATCAATAGTGGTATCCTTCAATTTCTCCTTTGTCACCGGGATAATAACCGCAATCTTCTTGGCATGCATTTCCGGGAAAATCCAGGTTGCCTTGCTGACACCGATTCTTTTACCCTCACCGACCCAGTAAGCACCAGGCCCCTCTGCCATGACCGGAAATTTCTTATTGTCACTCTCCATTGCTTCCACTTTTGAGAGGCGGATAATGGAGGATCCCCTTGCAACATCCTTCATGATTTCTTTTGCCTTGATTTCGGGCACAAACCCGGTCAGCTCATTCATTAATTTTGCCATTATTCATATCTCCTTATCTTATCTTTTTGATTGATTTTCTTTGATGATATCGACAAAGGCAGCTGCCCCAATGCCCCCGTCAGTATGGTTGTTGCTAGATGCCCTCTTTGGCGGCTTTCCACCTTTTAATCTTTCCTCAACTTTTTGGCTGACTGCATCTTCAAAGGCTTTTGCCATTGTCTCAATGGATGCATTACAGCTTTCGGCGTCCGAAAATACAAGCAGCCCTGCCAATTCAACCGGCAAACCCTTGTCAGCCAGCGTCACTTTTGCCTCAGCCATCAGCTCCCGTTTTGTGATTGCCGCTTCTTTATCAGTCAATTCTTTTTCTTTCTTCTGGCGCAAGTAATCAGCTTTTTCCTCTTTGTTCATCTTCGCCAGCTTTTCAGCTTCACTGATTTTATCATCGGCTAATGCCTGCCACTTGCTCCGGGCATTACTTAAGGCCGTATCAATAGCCTTCTGGACCCTGCGGTCAAACTCCGCCTGATGCCCACTGGTTAAAATATCATCAAAACTCGGATTCCCTTCATCGCCTTTACCATCATCTCCACCGCTGCCCCCTTCATCAGCTCCGGCATCGTCTCCCTCTCCCTCTTCAGCAAAGAATTGTAAGTTCACCGGGAACAGTCTTGACTGTCCATAGTGATTGTTCATATACTTCATTATTCATCTTCCTTCCTGCCCCAGCCCATTCATTTAAGCCCAGGCCATTGCATGTGTTATTGGTATGCCATTCTTTAATGCCTATGGCCGAAAGGCAATAAAAAAAGAAAGCCTATGCCTCCTTTGCTTTAGTGGTAACCGTCTTGACTATTTCTACCATGCCCTGCTTAACCAGATAGTCTGCTCTTTCTTTAGATACTTTAAAACTGTTATCCTTTGGGCCAATGACTTTGTTCTGCCGCAGGTCGTTATATGTTTTGACTGCCTTGACCTCTACATCTGCCATGCTTCCTCCCTCCTTCCGTTTTAGGATATAAAAATACCACCGAATCATTACTGGCTGGTGGCACTATTTTATAACTTTGATATCCTTTATATCGCTTTCCCGGAACAGCACAAGACCGCCCGCGTATGGAATCATCAATTCATTTTCCTCGCCTTCATCCTGGCTGTAACTGATTTCTTCAACAATGCCGGCCCATTCTTTTCCTGACATATCAATAATCTTTACCTTTTTCCCGTATAATTCTTCTTTTATCATGCTATTCCTTTCTTGCGGGCACTATATGGACGCCATCTTTTGAATAATGGATAATGAATGAATTAGTTGCATGCGTTTCACCGCCATAAGACTTCCACACACCTATCTCCTGATCGCTTCTAATCCTCTCCCGCTGCATATATTCCCCGGCATTACTTCTGACAATTTCTCCTGTTCCTGCATATCTGCCAACCAATTCCTGAGCTTGCTCCTGAGATATCGTCAAATATCCTCTGCTATCTTTATAGTTATTGTGCCCAAGGATGTGCTTACCCTGTTTCCCCTCATGAATTGTTTTATTGGTGACATCCGAACGGATTTTAATGCGTAGCTTTTCATCTTTGTATTGAAGCCGCATCCGTTCCCATTGCTCACTATCATTATACTTTATTTTCTGGAAATCATCTAGTGTTTTCGGAACTTTATCCGGTAAAATCCCCTTATATTTTTCAAACTGCCGACGGTCTGCGCTGCGGTTTTTAATCATCTTCTCCGCTGCCTCTGCCTCCGGGTTGCCTTTGACATATTTATCGTACCATTCATTGTATGTCATATTTGCCGGTACTTTATAGGCCTTACCTGTTACCGGGTCTCTGGCAATGCGTTGCATCTTAGCGAGGACTTCATCAGATATATCGCATATAATACAGCTTCGGCACCAGGGATGCATCGGCGGGCAGTTCTTTCCCGGTTCCTGCTCGGATACCCTGGACCGCTTTCCGTCTAACTCTCTGCACATAGTTGATGTCCTTAAGTCAAGAGTAGCCACAAAGATATAGGTATCAATGCCGCACTCCTTAAAGGCCTCAATCTCCATCTGATTGGATATATAGCAGCTCTCTGTCCGGATAAGGCGCCTTGCATTGCTGGCTGACTGGGCGAACTTGTTGACAAGTACATTGGCTACTTCCCTTTCTGGCCTGCCGGTGATCAGGCTGATCAGCAGTTCCTCTTTCAAGGTCTGTGCCAGCTTCTGGGTGTTGTCCCAGATGCGCTGCGAGTAATTATCCCCGGACCATTTGGAGTTCAAGGCCCTGTCAATCATTTTCGGGTCGACAACATTAAAATCAAATGCCAATCCAACCCGCTGTTGTGTATCAAATAGGCTTTTATAGTAAGACTCTGTTGCAAGGTCGACATAATGATCTGTTGTAATGGCTTTTTCCTGTTCATAGACGTTTTGCATCACGTTATCTATCTTGCCCTGTAGTTCTTCCAGGCGTTGGAGCCTTGCCTGATATGCCGGTGATTCCAGCCGTGCCAGTACTTCATTTTTATTCTGGTCTAACGAACTGTTTTTGTAGGTGTTCAAAAGCTCATTATAGGAGGTCTTGTCCTGTACCAGGTTTAACAGTCTCCTGGCTTCGGCATCTGACAAGTGGTGCTTTGATTTATATCGGTCAAAGATATCGCTCAATTCAAAATTGATATATTGAGAACTGGCATAATAAATGCGGCTTAGTTCTTCGGCCGCCTTTTCCGCCTCCTCCATGTATTCAAACATACGCTGGGCAGCCCTATTTATCCAGTATTGGTTACTCATCTACCTCACCATCTTCCGGCGGCGAGTTCTGGTTACTCCCGAATACCTGCTTCTGTCTTTCTGTGGCAGCGGCGTTTTCGGCACCTACCGATTCTATTTCATCATCCGGATCCTCAACAAAAGGTATCTGCATCAACAAAGTTTTCTGGCTTACCGTACCTTTAAGGTTCGTCACCATCTGTGCTATCTCTAACAGGTTCTTAGGCAGTGCCCGGCTGAATACAGGCACGATGGATTTCGCCTCTGCCTCCAGTGATAGCAGGCCTAAGTAATGGCAGAATAACTGAATCCTCTTCTTAAGCCCCTTTTTATACTGCCTGGTCTTTATCTTCGTGGTCATCTCCAACCCCAGCAGCTTATACTCCATGGCCACTCCGGAGCTGTTGCCGACAAAGTTCTCATCAGTCAGGTTAGGGACATGGGAAAATGTATAGATATCTTCCTTCAACGCCTTCTTAAGTACCTCAGCCCCGGATTCATCAAGTGACGACACCAGGTATTCAGCTTTTGCGTCTAATGGTAGTTCAAGCAGCTTCTCTTTCCTGAGCATTCTGGCCGCTTTCATCGTTTCATCTTCATCGTCACCCAGCTCAGAGCCATACAAGATTAACAAGGCATCAATAAACTGCTCTTTATCATTGACACGGTCGGACATCAGGGTATTATAAGCATCAATCAGGCTGATCTGCTGTTCAAAGTCTCCGATGCAGTCCTTATTATTCCGGTACTCTATGACGGGGATCCGTCCCATAAAGTGTTCTTCCGGATCCTCCACCGGCTGATCGATAGACGTATTCTTTGTTTCGATGTTCAGCACATACTTAAGGTTCTCTGTCAAAACCGTTGCAACATAGATGCCCTCTTCGGAAACATCATCTTTCCGTAAATAATAATACACTGCGAACAATGGCTTTTGCCCTATCGTATCATCATAGACGATGAATGTATTTTCCGGCTCCAATACCTTGGCGGCCAGCTCTACCTTATCCTCTTTAGCGTAGACATATTCATAAGCCACGCCATAAATGGACATATCCAGGGCATTATCGCTGTCGGTATCGTCTGTATCTGCCCTATCGAAAGCGACCAGCAGCGGCTCCATATCCGCTTCATTTTCGCCTGTATTGTCATACGTGATTGGATTACCCATAAAGTAGCCTGTCGCTGTGTCCGTGATATCTTTCGCATGATTGCAGACAGTTTTGGTATTAGGTGCATCGCCCTCTCTGACCTTTTTCTTAATGGTATGCTCTCCCAGGTAGTAAGCCTTATTCTTTTTTAGCTTTGGCAGGTTATAGGTTTCGTGCTTCTGGATCAGCTTTTTAATCTCTGCCTTATCCAGGTTTTTTTCTTCAAAATCCTTAGCATAAGTTATGGTATACAATATTTCACCTCCTTAACGGAAACCGTATTTTGATTTGCTCTTGACTTTGGCTTTGCTGTTTCGCCGTATATCTTCGATACTATACCGTAGCATCGCCATAGCATCGTCCATAAATTCAACCGGTTCATCAAGATAAAGCCCCGTCTTTTCATCTTTTTTCCACTTCCATTGCTGGATTTCTTTGTAGGTATTGATACAGGATTCGTGTATATGGATTGTGGGTATCTGCTTAAGGTAATCTATTTGGGCCTTAACACTTCCGGGTTCTTTCTTAACGCCTCTCGCCTTTTTGTATCCTGCTTTCTGCCACATCTTAATCCTATCAGGCTCTGCACTGTCACAGTGCATCGGGATATTCTTCCGGAATCCTGTCCTGTTGGCCAGCTCTATGATCTCACCTGTATCCTTTTCAAATACATACGATTCCCTGCAAACATACATCTCACCATCTTTGAAACCTATTTCGCCCAAAGCATTAGCGTGGTTATAGCCAAAATCTTGAGCATTGACCATGTAGCCAAACCGGCTATAGGAAATGTCAAAGCTTTCAACGATATAATTTGTAAGTATAAGGCCTCCTGTTTCGCCCCACTCCCCTAAACCATAAACACGGTAGCCTTCCGGATCCCTCTCTTTACGCATCAGCATTCTGCGATGGTAGGCATCGTCGATGAAGCGGTTATCAAGATAAGTGCTTTGGTGGGTATAGACATCAGGGTGATTGATATCAAAATACTTTGCTTTAATCCAATGGGTAGCAGAAACCGGATTGAATGAAAACGTTATCTGGTAGTAAAGGTTAACATTAACTCCTGATAAGTCACCCCTTAACCTATCATCAAGAATATCAACATCAGATTCGAATAACTCCGTAGCTTCTTCTATCCATATCCAGGTGAGCTTACCCTGCTTAACTGTAATTGACTTAACCTTTTCCCTCTGCCTTGCATCTTGAACGCCCCTGAATATAATCTGGTTCCCTGTAGCCTTGTTTGTTATTTCTAAAGGATTAGTTTTCATATCCCAATATAAATAAGCCAGCTCCCCATAAATCCGGAAGATGGCTCCTGTTAGTTCTGCAAATGTACTATCCTTATTGCTGCCTTCTATCTTTCTGACGACCAGTAGATTGGCGCCTTTATACCTCATATCCCCAAGCCTTAGTATAAAATCCTGTGCTATATTCACTGATTTACCGCTGCCGGCTGACCCCTTGGCCAGTCTGTACCGCTTTGTACACTTGTTAAACTCCTTGAAAATCGGATTGAATTCAGCTTTAACTTGTGTCATCAGCATCACCATAATCCACTATGATATTAAGCCCTAGATCGCCAGTCAACTCGGTTTTGTCCTTAAACATGCCAAGATGCCTTCCTATCAGCTCCAGCGCCTTAACCTTATCATTCGTCTTTATCTCAATGCCGTTAGCACCTTCTTTGATGCCGGCAATAGCTCCTATCTTGTCTTTA